CGAGCTCAGCAATTCTATGGAAGAAATGGATACAAACTCTAAAGAGGCTAATACAGAGATGTCCAGGCAGGTAAATGTAGCCCTTAAAGAGATAGATAGTAGGTTTAAGGAGTTTGAGAATGAAGTACAAAACAAGAAGAGTACTTAACTCGAAAAGGTTAAAGTAATATTTTTCTTGGACTATCTTTGCCATACATTGCTGACTTTTCATAAATAGTTTCTTTGCCAGGGTTATTTTTAAACTTCTTTGTTATTAGTCTAAAGAACTCTGGCAAATATATGCCAATTTCAAGTTTAATATCCATTTTTGTTTCCATTAATACTTTAGATTCGCAAGAGCATTTTATTCCAAGACCAGCTTTTTGGGTAATTCTTATTGAATTGCCATCATCATCGAATTCGTGATCCTGTGTGTCTATGAATTTAAAACTACTATATCGTAGCCTCTTATTTTCTTTATCCCAAACAATGTAATGATCTAAGTGTGTTGATTCATAGTATACAGATTCTTTCCCTATAATTTCAGCTGGATTCTCTGTGTGAGTGCTATATAGTGCGTAGTAGAATGAAAAAGGGAGACCCATTTCTTTTATTTTTAATTCTACATATCTTATATCCGTGCTTGCCTTCTCTTTAATTAATCGTTGCTTTTTTATGAATTCGGTTGATGAGTCGGCAATTTCGATTAACTCTTTTGAAATAAGTTCTGTAAGTAGTCCATTTATCTTTTTTGTGTTCTCTTCCATTTTTGTGCTTTCTTTTTTGCGAAGTATATTACGTTCGTACCGGTTATCGGCAAACATGGCCGAAGTTAAACGACCATATCTATAACGAACGCAATATCAGTTGTTATAACAGTATTAACTGTAACATACGCAGCAAGAAAGTCAAGTTTGTGCTGTAGAAAGCGGGTAAAACCGGGTTTTATGGAGAGCAGTTTCGCTTATTAATCTACGAAAAAGATGTTATGCTACGAAAATAGATAGGATGAAAAATGAATGATAAATTAAAAACTAGTAAGGAGTTAACAATGTGCGAGGAATATTTAGCAAAGAAGGTCGATGAGATAAAATCTATTCTTGAGAAGGCTGCAGATGAATTGAGTTATGAGCTAAGGTGTGAAGTTTTATTTATAAAAGACAGCCTTAGGGTTGTAGAGGATAGGCAGCGAGAGAATCAACTGTACTGCACTGGTGCTTTGCATAGACTACAGAAGGACTTTAAAAAGACATATTTTCTTTGCAATACAGAGGTTCATGATATAAAAAAAAGGTTAGAAAAGGTTGAGAATGAAGTACAAAGCAAGAAGAGTACTTAACTCTTTTAGGCCTAGGGAATATCAAAAGCCAATTTGTGATGCACTTGAGAATAAGGACTATAAAAAGATCATGGCTATATTGCCTCGCCGAGCCGGGAAAGATATCGTAGCGTGGAATTTAGCCATAAGACAGTGCATAAAGAAGACGTGCATCGTATACTACATCTTTCCAACATATTCACAAGCAAAAAAGGTTATCTGGGATAGTGTTACAAATGAGGGTATGAAGTTTACTGATTTTATACCTGATGATCTTATAAAGTCTAAGAACTCTCAAGATTTAAAAGTTACTTTTGTTAATGGATCTATCCTGCAGCTCATCGGATCGGACAATATCGATAGCTTGGTTGGAACAAATCCTTATGGTTGTGTATTCTCTGAATATGCCATCCAGGATCCTAGAGCATATCAATTCATCCGTCCTATTCTAGCGGCCAACGACGGATGGGCACTTTTTATTTCTACTCCCAGAGGTAAGAATCACTTCTGGGAGTTATATCAAATAGCACAACAACATCCAGACTGGTTTGCGTATAAGTTAACCCTTGATGACACCCAACATATTCCATACCGTGAGATAGAGAGAGATAGAGCAGAAGGCCTTATCAGTGAAGACCTTATTCAGCAGGAATATTTTACGAGTTTCACAATGGGTGTTGAAGGTGCATATTATGCCAAGTATCTAGATAAGATGAGGATAAATTCTCAGATAGGACCGGTTCCATACGAGATAGGATTTAAGGTTCATACTGCTTGGGATCTTGGGGTAAGAGACTCAACAACTATCATTTTCTTTCAGGTTATTGGGCAAGCGGTTCGCATAATAGATTGTTATGAAAACTCTAAGGTAGGACTTGAGCATTATGCTAAGATAATTGCTCAGAAGGATTATATTTATGGTAAACACATAGCGCCTCATGATATTAAAGTTAAAGAGTTTGGTTCTGGTATGACTCGTATTGAGAAAGCCAAGCAGTTAGGCATTAAGTTTACGGTAGCGCCTAGTCTTTCTATTGAAGATGGGATAGAGTCTGTTAGAAGTGCGTTATCTAAGATATGGATAGATAGTGGAGCTAGCTGCGCTTCTTTTATTAAAGCTATAGAGAACTATCGTCAGGAATATGATACTAAGAAGAGAACTTATAAGAATTATCCTTTGCATGATTGGGCTAGTCATTGGGCAGACGCACTTAGATATATGTGTATTTCTTTGCCTAAGACACGTGATGGACTTTCTGCGGAGGAGTTAGATAGTAGGTATCACGAAGCTAGGTATGGTAGTCAGAAGTTACCCGAGTTTTTCAGATAAGGAGATAATATGGAAAAAGATATATATGGGTCACCTAAGGATTCAAATTACTTTAGAGAATTGCAAGAGATAAACGAGAAAGACCCTATAGAACAGATTAATGTTAACAGCAAGGATGGTATTAAGCAGCTTAAGACTCTTGATGAAGCTAAAGAAAAATTGGATTATGACTTTTATGGTGGCTTTGGAGGTAATGAAGGCCCAGATTTCATAGCGTGGGGAGTTAAAAACATTTATTTTCCTACGTCTTATGATGGAGCTGAAGGTATTGAGAGTGTTCCTCGTCATCCATGTGCATTTATACCTTATTTCCATCATGGTTAAAAATCAGGGTAAAAATTAGCTATTCATGTATAAAAATCAAGGACACTATGCCACGCATGTTATAATAATCTTGATATACTGAGTGGCGACACTTAAACTGTGATAAGATAGTAATGAAAAATTCGTATTGCGTATAAGAATTCAAAAAAAGGGCTAGCGAGGGAAAGATTATGGCTTTATTCCAACCCGATCCCAAGTATTATACTGAAGATGATAAATACATCTTGAATAAGATGAATCAGTTTTATGCTGATTCTATTACTATTAACCAGTCATTTTGGCTGGAGGCAGATACAGACACGCGTTTTGAGTCAGGTGATCAAACTTTATGGAACGAGCTTTATGGAAGCCTTCCTCTAACTCAAAGAAAGCAGTTCAACTTTAACAGGATTCGTCGTGTCATTAATATGATTTCTGGTCATCAAAGGCGTAACAGGAAATCTACCATCGTTACTCCTGTTGAGAATGGCGATGAGGTAACGGCAGATCAATTTACAAAAATTATGTACTGGTTGAACCAGCAGGAAGGTATCCTTAACACCATATCGGATTCATACCATGGCGCTTTAGTCACTGGTATGAATCTTTTACAAGTATGGGTTGATTATAGAACTGACCCAGTTTCTGGAAACATTAAGGTAGATAATTGTAGTTATAATAGTTTTTTAATGGATCCCTATTTTAGGAAACCTGATCTATCTGATTGTAATGCAATATGGAAAAGATCTTACTTGACCAAGCGTGAATGTTTATCTTTGCTTCCTGATAGAGAAGAGGAACTAGGTGGATTGAAAGGAAATGATTCAAGAGATGGAAAGTTTGAATTCTTACCTGAAAGCCATAACTGTGGCCCTAAGAATCTTCTTACATATGATGAATTCTATTATCGTGACTATCGCAGCCAACGCATGCTGGTTGATACACAAACTGGTGAGGCTATGGAATGGAAGTCTGAAGATAAAGATGCATTGGGAGAGTTTTTGCGAGTCTATCCGCAGATCACTGTTATAGAACAAGAAATACCTACTGTTAAAGTGGCAATTGTAGTTCAGAACAGAGTGATGTATGACGGTCCTAATCCTATGGGAACAGACAAGTATCCATTTATTCCTGTTCTAGGATATTTTAATCCAGAAATTCCTCACTTTGACAAAAGAATACAGGGCGTGGTTCGCGGATTGCGTGATGCTCAGTATCTATATAACAGGCGTAAAGTTATTGAGCTTGATATTATGGAGAGTCAAATAAACTCTGGTTGGAAAGTAAAAGAAAACGCAGTTATTAATCATAAAGATTTGTATATGACTGGCCAGGGTCGCGTTATTACTCTTAAAGATGAAGCACAAATGACTGATGCCGAGAAGATAATGGCAACTCCAATGGATCCTAATATCGTTCAGCTTTCAGAAATACTTGCAAAAGAAGTGCAAGAGATATCAGGTGTAAATGAAGAATTACTTGGTTCAGCAATGGATGATAAAGCAGGCATATTGTCTATGCTTCGTCAAGGTGCTGGACTTACAACTCTTCAAGGTCTCTTCGATCAATTAGATTATTCACAGCAGTTACTAGGCAAGCTTATGCTGGATATAGTTCAATCAAATTTCACTCCTGGCAAGGTAAAAAGAATTATTGCTGAAGAGCCTTCTCCTCAGTTTTATCATAAAGCTTTCGGGAAATATGACGCAGCAGTAGAAGAAGGATTAAACACGACTACTCAGAAACAAATGCAATTTGCTCAGTTGATGCAATTACGTGAAGCTGGCATTCCTATTCCAGATGATGTGCTTGTTGAAGCAGCAACTATTCAGAACAAAAAAGAACTTACTAATGCTATTGAGCAACAGAAACAACAAGA